CTTCCAATAGATAGCTTGGACCACTGCTACGACAGAATCGCAACATCACTCTCGCTATGTATTAGAAAACTTTTACATAAACTAAAGCAAGTAAGTAAAGAAATATGAGTCACCCAGTAGACGGAATCTACTGGCCACCTCCTATTACTAGAAACACAAACATGAGTCACCCACATGACAGAATCAAGTGGTCACCTCAAGTTGGCGTTTTTAAGACTAAACATTGCAAAGTCGTAGTAAAAGTAGTACAGGAAAAGCCAAAATATATATTGCATACGATATATACTTATTTTTCATCCCAGTAGGCAAACACTCACATGTTCCTGACCCCAAGCAGTGTATGCATGTTAGGGTTAACATCTTCGGTGGTGTGCCTTTCTGTGTTTTCCTCTTGTGTACTGATGCCACCGTCCAAACCAAACAGCCGTGATTGTGATGATTTAAGTGCAGCTGCTTTCATCTGAATGTGCGCTTCCCGCGCTCTTGTTGAAGTCCGTGAGGTCATCTCATAGAAATCAAAGGCGTAGCGCGCCAAACTCATATCTCGTAAATTCCTCACTAAACCATATCGTGGCATATATGGTTCTGTCTTGTTGCGCATTTCTATATACGCTTCCGCTACATCGGAGAAATGTGCCATTATTTGTCTAAAGGTCGGTTTCGCATTTTCGATGACAGGTTTCAAGGGGTATTCGACTTGCTCTTCCCCATCCATCATAACCCATACACCGTTAATGTTTGGCGAGGTTCCATTTTCGATACACCAGACCATTAGTCCGTTCATCACAGTTGACATTTGATTCTCTTCAAGTTCATACGCAGCCTGCACGGCATTAAACCAGGTGTCAAATTGCATCTGCGTTGCTCTCGTGTTGGATAGATCGATTTGGCGCGGTTTATATTCTAACAAATGATCCAAATTGAGAGCATTCTTCTTGTTGGCTTTTGGAAAATTCATTTTAGAAGTGATTGTTTTAATTCTCGGAACCATATGAGTTCCCTTAGTTGCTGCGTTGACATCACGATCGGAAACGATCTGCTGATTACCCCCTGAACTTCCTGCTCCATTCCCTCTGTCCTCTTGCTGTGGGCTTGCAACATTCTTCTTAGGTTTCTGTGTGTTACCACCTGCTTGCGTTGCATCGAATTCTTCGCCAGCTTGATGATGTACTTCATATTGTTCACATTCTATGTCGTCGTCTAGATCAGTGAAGTACTTCATAAAATCTTGTAACTCTGAATTTTCAACTGCTCGATCTAAGTATAAGCGGCGCAACGCCATCTCAGCAATATATGGTGCTTTTCCTTCTGCAGCTAATTCAGAAAAAGGGTGCTGTTCGATTAGCCATGAGTAAAACTTGCGAATCTGATGAATTAAATGAGGATAACCCCATGCTTCTATCATTGCAGCACAAACCGCTTCAAGCCGATACTCTGGCTTAGTTGCTCTGTCCCATTGTAAGATGGAAACAATTCTTTCTTCTTCCAGCTTTGGAACATACATACCTTCGATCTCAATGCCTCTGTGAGACATGAACCACAATTCACTCTTGTCTCTTGTTCTAGATGTAAAATCATAGTTGAGACCGAGACTAGAGAAATGGCTGGCAAGCCTGTCTAGAACATTCTCTTTCGATGGATGCACTGCGATTATTAAATCATCCCCATTGACGTAGAACTTTATGAAATTCTCCACTTCGTCATATGGCAAGTTTTCCTTGACAAACGCATAATGCATAGCGAGCACAACCATGAGTGAGTTATCCACAACAGTCGA